TGCCACAACATTAGCATAAAATGTAACTTCTGTTTCTGTAAATAAAGCAACATTGGCGCCGTCTACAATAATCTCAACATTTCCAGGATCAATGCCATCGTCATTGACGGCTATTTCTGTATCATCTGCAACTAGTCCACCTGACGATAACCCACTAAGTTCAGAATTTAAATATCCTAAGGTAACAACGTCTGTGTCTGCTACTGGATCAGCCGCTGATAGTGGTGCTTCAAATCCAGATGAATCTAATACGCTCAGCACACCATTTTCATCTCTCAATGTCAAGTTACCCATGACAATGGTGTTACCTGCTAGATATAAATCTCTCCATCTTAAACTGTCTGAACCCAGATCATAGGTAACATTAGCAGTTGGTAATACATGTCCTGTTACGTTTACATTTGATGATGTTAGATAAACTTCAGCACTACCTAAACGCAGAGCACCTACAGAAGTAGAATCCACTGTTAGATGTCTTACTTCAATGATATCTGTGGTCAGCGGAACTTCAGCAAAAGTAATAACATTGCCTGATATATTGTAAGCTGATGCTGGCTGTTGTATAGTACCGTTGATACTGACAAACACAGCGTCATTGGTTGATTCTTGGCTAAGTACAAAGGCATTGCCAACACCATCGGGTGTGATGATATCTGATGAAATAACTGCCTGGCCAGGAACTTTCCAAATTGTTCCATTCCAAAACTCAATACTATTTCTTTCAGTATTGTAACGGAAATATCCTTCTTCAGCTGATACAGGTCTTTCAGATTCTAATCCTGACGGAATGTGCATGACACCGTTACTTGAAAATGCTACCAATCCATTAAGTGTTAAATTACCAGTGGTTGCACTAATTGTGTCATCTTCAAAGACTATGTCTTCAACTGTTGTGGTCGTGTCATTGACGTTACCAACCAAAGTACCATCTACTGTGATTTCAATATAACCAGGATCAATGCCATCATCATTTAAGATAATACTAGTGTCATCTGCAGACATAGTTGGTGATGCACTGCTAATAGCAGACTGTAGATATGATAGAGTAACTGCATCTTGAGAACTAACTGGATCAGCAAGATTAACAATGTAACTGTTATTAACATCAACTACGCCATCACCTGGACTTATTGTAATGTTTGATGTTAATGTAGATATTGTGTTGTCAATGAATGTAACATTACCCACTTGTGTCAGAGTAACATTGGCAATGTTTGTGATACGACCTTTACTGTCAACTGTGATCTTTGGAATTCTATCTGCATACTCGTCATCAGCTGAACCATATATTCCAGCAACCACTCCTGTGTCAACTAATTCAACATTGATATTTGAATATGTACCGTATCCTACTACATCACCAGTAATTTGAAGATTTGAATTGTCTGTTAATGCTCGATTACCTGCTTCATATAATTCTGTGGTTATAACAGTGGTAGCGGATACCGTTCCAGTAACGTCGACATTGGCAATATTTGAAGATACTATAATGTCCCCACTGACTGTGGTTATTGTTGTATCATTGACATTAATATTTCCTACTCTATTTAGAGTGATAGTATTAGCTGATGTAGCACGTCCTTTTTCATCCAATGTTATCTGTGCTATGCCAACATTAGAACCATACGTATCTGCTACAACACCAGTGTTAGCCAATGTTACAGCAATATTTGAGTAAATTCCTGTACCAGTAGCATCACCTGTAACAGAAATATTAGTTATTTCAGTTAATACTCTATTACCAGAATCGTACAATTCATCAGCATTAATAATTCCGCCTGAGGTATTTCCACTGAGAGAAATGTTTCCACCAACAGTGATACTTTCTACATTGATATTACCTAAATTAGTAATATTGTATTGATCCTGTGTTAGTATTGTACCGTATATTCCTTGACTGCTGATAGTATTAGCGTATACTGATTCATACCAAAGAGTGATATCACCAATGGTACCTGACGAGTTTGAAAAAGGTAGTATTGATTCTGTTTGTATTGTACCTGTGGTGGTTATGTTACCATCAACAGCTAAACTTATTAAATTTCCTAAACTGGTGATATTAGGTTGAGCATTGGTTGTTAATGTTCCAGTAATACTGTCTGAAGAAAAATATGTAGCATTAATGTTGCCACTATAGATGTGATCAACATATATTTCATTCCACCAATTAGAATTAGAACCAATGTTGTAAGTTAAATTAGCTGAAGTATATAGATTACCGTCTACAGCTAATATATCGCCGCGAACTGTAAGAGGAGCCGTAGGTATTTCTTCGTTAATTCCCACATAGAAATTAGCGAAATCCATGTAAACTAATGTATTACCTGAAGTGGTGAATTGTAGATCTAGACCTTGTCTATCTAAATTTGGTAATAACGCCGCTCCGGGTACACGTCCTATAGCCATCTAAAAACTCCTGTTACAGTATTTATCTGTAAATTACGATGCGGTCGTGCTAGAGAAATTGTGTAATACCAAAATAGTTGCTGAACTTGTTGGAGTACTGGTAAATGTTATATTAGTAGTACCGTCAAATGTGTAGTTCACACCTGGATTTTGATAAACAGTATTCAAAAATACAAGAACCTGTGCTTCTTCTCCACTGCTGTATGAATATGACATCGCCCCAAACACATTATTAACATTATCGCCTGTGAATGCGTCTTTAACTATTTGCACACTTCCTTCTTGTGCTACTGATTGCCAACTTGAACCATCATAAAATTCAATTGAACTAGTAGATGTATTCATCTTGTTTGTCCTACTACTGCTGGATTAGGCCCAACAGAGTTAGTTCCCACTGGAATTCCTAAAGCATAACTTCCTGATCGAAATTTAGTATTTTTAAGTAAATGTCCCATTATAAACCTACGTAACTAACTGTTGCTGTTATAGCATTATCTGCTGATGCACTTGCTTGAAGTGTGTCATCATCTGTTAATACTAATTTTTCCATATCAACCACAAAAGTATCACCACTTGTGATTTGTACATCTTTATAAATTTGTACATTAGCATCAACTGTGCCTGTGCCAGCTGGAACAGCATAGAGATCAAATGTTCTTGTTACAGAATCTGTATTACAAAAATACATCACTGAAACCACTGTATCTCCTGAACTGACATAGACATTTGATACTGATGTTGTTAATAGACTGTTAGTTATTGCCATAGTTGTTCCTATAATATCAATGAAAAAGCAAACGATCTGCTTTTTGTTATTAGTTCTTTATTAGCGGCTTCCCCGTTAAGAACATAGACGCCTGACTGCCCCTGTCCCGGAGTATCTGCATAAACAATAGTTGCCCCACTTACTGCTACATTTGGAATTGGGGATGAGTTGTTTAATTGTATGTTACCATCAAATTCAATAATTCCATTACCACCTGCCACAATAGCATGATTTGAAACTCCAAGGTTACCACCTAAGAATGGATCTGGATCATCAGCTACCTGTGTTAGACCAGCACCGCTACCTACAGAAGTAAGTATGTTAGCAAAAGTTGTTCCGTCTGTGGTTATTTGCCAACGATCAACGTATTCATTAAAAATTAGAGATACATTACCTAATGTGCCTCTATCAACAGCAACACCTGCATAGCCAAGAGTAACACCAGCACCTGGTTCACCTATGTTTAGTCTTAAAACATTGTCTTCAATTTCTGTGTTGGTTGACGTAATTGATGATGATAATCCCGTAACTACTAGGTTACCTACAACTCTAATAGTTTCACTTTCTAAAGTAATATTAGCACCAGCTTCTGGTGCATTAATTAAATAGTTGCTATTGGTTTTTTTGATGATTGCCATTTATTTAAATTCCATTTTTTATTATTTATGCTAATCTTAAATCATCATGACAAAAAAATAGCACCCGTAGGTGCTATTTTGTAAGTTATAATAACTTATGGTGCTAAAATAGAAACTGATACGTTTTCAACTTGGTCACCGTCAGCAATAGCTGAATAGCCACCGTTAACTGTGTCTAATGCTGTCCAATCAACTTTAGCATAGTCATCAAATTGTACACCATCATCTTGTACTAACACTGCTGTTTGATTGAAAAGTTTAACAACAAAGTACTGACCACCATCTGAATCTAATGCTGTGATTCTCATTTCACCTTCGTTTGGTGCTGTTGTAACTAACAAGCAATCACTAGTACCTTCACTATTTGTTACATTGAAAGTTTTTGAACCTTTTTGTGAATTGATTGATGTTACTGTATCTTCAGCTGAACCACCTACTACATAAGCATTAGCATTAAAGTCTTCAGCAAGATATCTTTTATTTACTGGACGTCCCATTTGTTTTCTCCTTTTTTTAAAATGGCGTTCTAGGCCCTACGCGGTGGGTACCGCATAAGTTCATATGAACAATAGTATTTATTTTAAACTTAAAACAAAAGGCCCATATAGGGCCTTTTGAGTAAAGTTCACTGCTAAACTTATTCTTATTGGAAAGATAAGTTAGAAACTGTGATTTCTTCTAAGTAGTCAGCCGCATTACCAAGAGATGAAGCTGTGTTTGATAATTCAACATAGCCATATCTTGTCATAAAGCCTACTACTGGTTCAAATGTTGCTGGGTCAAGAACAACACCAGAAGACATTAATGGAACGTATGGGCAGTAGAATGCCGCCGCATCAGCTTCACTAGAACCTTTGTAACCTACTAATACAGGTTTGTCGTCTGCCGCATAACCGTCAACATACACTTTCATAGCACCGTTTAATGTACCAACGAATTTAGTGTTTGTTGGAGCTTCAAATGTACCTTCTGTACTACGTGCAAAAGCAGAAGTAGTTGCAGATTGTAACACTGTTAATGAAGCTGGAGACACAACTGCCCAGTTACCTGCGCCACGACGTGTTCTTTGTGCAATCAAGTTAGCCGCACGGTTGATAAGAACTGCTAAAGCCGCATGTTCGTCACCAACGAATGTTGCTGTACCTGAAACTGTTGATTGGTTGTAACCATAAGTAGAACCTGCTAAAGCACGTAATGAACTTAAGATTTCTTGATCAATTTCAACAGTAATTTCTTGTGCTAAAGCCGCCATAATTTCTGCTTCAACATCTAAACCGTGCATAGATTGTGCATCTTGAGCGGCTTCAAATGTCCAACGTGCAGACAATTTACGTGTTTTTGCTTCAACAACTTGTTTTAAGATTTGAACGTTGATTCTGTTACCTGGAACACCTTCAAGTGTTGATGTTGAAGATGCTTTACCAGCTGAAGTACCAGAATATGCAGTTGCAATCTTAAATGGTGATAAAGCTTCGTCACCAGCATATACTTGGTCGCCGTCTGTTACTGCGCCTGATGGATCAGCATAACGTACACGTAATGTATGGATCTGTGCTACAGGACCAGTCATTGGTTGTACGCCAACGATTTCATTAGCGATAACTGTTGGCATAACACGTCGAATCACTGGAAGAATAACTCTATTTAATGTTGCAACGTTACCTACTGCTGTTGCACCACTAGTAGCATTCTCAACTAAGTGTTTCTTAGTGTTTTCTAAAATTACAGCCATTGTGGTTCTTTTAGAACCTTGTAGACCTTCTAACAGGGCGTCTTTGGTCTCATTCCAACGGCCTTCTAATAGTTGGTTTGTCATTTTTATATTTCCTTTTAATTAAAAGTTACTACTATTTTAGCCCTGCTAAACGTTTGATTTCAATAACGTTGTTATCGTCTTCTGTAACGTTGTTTTTAGCAGATTTATTACCAGTTACTTCCGCACGTCCTTCAGATAAAACCGGTTTTTCGACCTTTGCTTTAACTGGAGTATTGTTCAAAACTGCTGGCAAATACTTGTCATATGCTGATCTGAGTTTATCAGTCTGCACACCTTCGAGTAAGTCACTCATAATTGAGGCTTTCTCTTTGTTTAACGTACCAAGTAATTCATTAAGTGTGTCCTTACGGTCAGCACTTTCCTTGATTACTCGAATTTCACGTTCTTTTGATTCAACTAAAGTTTCTTTTTCATCAATTGCTTTTTTACTTTCAGCAATTATTTGATCTTTTTCATCAATTACTGCTTGAAGTTTAGCAAGTTCTTTGTTCTCATTTAAATGAGTAACAGCAAACTCATTAGCAAATGCTTCGAAGATTCTACGTCCAAACATGTTCTCGCGAGCACTTTGGATGTCTTCTTTTAGTTGAGCTAATTCTGAGCCTAGATTGTTTGTTACTGATTCTTTAACAAGATTAGCACTACGTTTAATAAAGGCTTTTTGTAGTTCAGCAAGTTTTGTTTTTGCTTCTGCTACAAGTTTAACTTTAGTTTCAACAACTGCTTTCTTGTCTTGATCAAACTCTTTGATCTCTTCAGCTAACGCATGGATTACAAATTTCTCTAGTTTAGCAATAGCTTCACTGTGAACTTTGCGATCTGCACGCAAATCTTTGATCTCTTCAGTTAATTTAGCAATTAAAAAATTGTTAAATTTTTCTGTGCTTTCAACCATTTGTTTTTTAAACTTAACACGGTCTTCAGCAAGAGCTTGTTTTTCTTCGGCAAAATCTTTGATTTCAGCGGAGAGTGTTTCAGTAACCATTTTGTCTAGAGCTTCAACCATTACTTTTTTGTCATGCTCATAGCGACCCGCAAACTCTTCACGCAATTCTGCACGAACTTGTTCACGTGTTTCATTTAATTTAGATTCCCAAGCTTCAGTTATAGCAGTTTGAGTCTCTTCATTAATGATGCCACTATCTAACAATGGTTTGATAGCATCTAACATTGTGATCTCCTATTTAATTTTCAGATCTTTGATTAAGCGTGTTACTTGCTCTTTCAAATATTTCTGTACTTTTTGATCTGCACTGGCTTCACGTGCCATTTCGAATACCTTAGCACCACCACGCATATTCATCAGTCCTTCATAGATCGCTGTTGGATACGCATTAGGAGCACTAGGTTGTGCAACTACATCAACTGTGACTATTTCAAAGTCACTAACTTTACCGTCAGCTTCGTTAACATTACCACTGCCACGTGAGCTAACACCAAGTTTTACACCACTTTCCAACATGGTCTTAACTAATTGACCCATTGGAGTTGGTAAAATCTTTAATTTGCCATAGCCGTTTGGTCCATCCATCCACATTTCTGTGATCATGTGTGAAACACGGTCTAGGTTAATTTTCAAATCATCTGGGTGGTCTACTTCGCCTAAGACGCTGTAGCCACCAGTGATTTGTTCATTAAGAGTAGAAACAGCAGTGGCAATTTCATTTACAGGATATACACGTTCATTGTGATTTTTAACACCACCCTGAATACATATACCTTTCATGTAGAGATTTTTGCCACTGCCGTCTTTGGTATCTTCTGCTAGAATTTCCATTCTAGCCGCGTCAAATGTCAAATTCTCTTTTAGATATAATGCCATCTTAGTTTCCTAAATTATTTTTTAAATGCTTTACCAGCATCAGCACCTGGTTTTGTTAAACCATCATGTGGTAATTCGCCTTTTGGTGCAACTTTGCCTGCGCCTTTTTCATCGCCGCCTGCTGTTACATTAACTGCTGTACCACCCATGTCGTTTTTACCAGCTACTGTTGATTTTGTGTTGTCTGCGCCTTCTTGATTTGATGGTGTAGCAACTTTTTCTACGTATTCACGTACAACTTCTTCTGTTGTTTCTTCTGTTGCTTCTTCAACTGCTTCTTCAGCAACTTCTTCAGTTGATTCTTCAACTTTTTCCTCGTCGCAGTCTTCATCTTTAGCTTCAGCCATTGGCATTTCAGCCATTGGTTCTTCAGCAGGCACTTCAGCAGGTGCATCACCAGCCATTAACGCATCAAATTCAGCTTTTAATTCGTCAAGTGCAGATTCTAAATCTTCAACACGGTCTTCAATTTCGTCATGATCTTCTTCATGCTCGTCTTGTTCTCCGTCGTTGTCGTAATCTAATTCCATATCAGCGTCAGCGTCAGCTTCTTCGCCTTCTTCTTCTTCTTCAGAAATGCCTTCTTCGTCAATTGCAACTTCGTCAGCAATATCACTTACTTCTTCTGTAGATTCAATTTCTGATAAATCTTCTTCGTCAACGAGACTTTCATAGATGTCTCTAGACTTTTCAACAACGATGTTATGAAAAAGTTCACGTGCCTTTTCATCTTCATCATTGATGATGTGTTCAATCAATTGTTCAAATTTGTTCATTGCGAACTCCTTATATAAAGATAATTCTTATATACGGCCATAATCGTATACGTGTTATATATTTACTACTACTATTTAAAATGGGGGTTAAATGCGTGTTTTTTGAGTGATTTTTAATGATTTTTATATAGTTGATGCAGAATCTGACCTAGATTGATACTGATTTTGTATTGATTCTATGTCATGCTCTTTTTCTAACTTACGTACATCATTGATAATTCTGAGCCTGTTAATTTGTGCCAAAGTGAGTTTAGTTTTTCTTAAATCGTCAAGAGACAATGTAGTGTTATCGTCTTTTTCTGTACGATAACCTTGCATTTCCTGATTAAAAACTTCTAGTAGATTCATGTTAGTATTTACCAAAAGTTTATAATTCTGTTTCTGGGGGTGTATCTGTGCCTGGTTCTTCTAAGCCACCTGGTGTTTCTTCAGTTTCGTCTGGTGGTACAAATTGATCCGTGTCTGCTTCAATACCCGCAGGAGTTACACCAACTGCCCTAAGTCCTGCTTCTGGCGTTACGTTGTTTTCACCGTTTTCTTCTGCCCATAATTCGTCATTTGAATTTAGTTCTTCTTCGCTGAGATCTAGATAACGTTTAAGTAAGAAACGTTTAGATAGATATGGAACAGGTTCTAATTGTGTAAATGCCTGTATCCTAACTGAATCAACTTCTGCCTGTCTGTATTTGGCAAAGTTTTGTGGTTCGTTAAAGTGTAATTCAAACAGACTGTTATCAATATTAATGCCTCTCCATCGCATGAACATCTTAAATTCTTGATCTAATTTGTCAACAACAAGATTTTGCAAACGCATACAATATTGATTAAATCTCCACTCTTGGATGAGTGCAGTGGTTGTTCTACCATCACCAAAGGTTCTTTCACTGTCATCTGATTGTGTTGGTAGATACGAACTTGGAATACGTAGACCACGGAACATTTTATTAGTAAAGTAACGTAGATCGGTAATTTCGCCTAAATTTTGGCCACCTGGAAATACATCAACACTAGAACCACGTCCATCTGCTGTTACAGGGAAGAAGTAATCTTCCATAGTGCTTAAAGGATTATAAGTAGCATCCATCATGTTTTGTCCGCCACCTGTTTGTGTTGGAATACGACGTTGATGGATTTCGTTTTTGATACGATCAACAAATGCCATAGCCATATGGCTTGGCATATTACCTACGTCAATCTTAAATATACGTCTCTCTGGAGCACGTTGTATACGATAGATAATGATAGCATCTTCAAGTAATTCTTTTTGTTTAAATATCTTAAATATTGATTCTAATACTGAATTACCAAAGGGCCAATTTAGATCAAGTCCTTCTGTCAGACTTAGATGTACCACATGTTCAGCATCAATTGCGGCTTCGTTTTGAGCATGGCTAAATCTAGTGCCGCCACTGTAGGGAACATTTGGTTGAGTGTATGCACCGCTTGGTCCGCCTACCTGCGGATGATTAACATAGCTGTCACTAGATGCAACCGCTGTGCTAGTTAAGTTTTCAAAATTGATATTAATGTCACGAATCAGATACTGTTCAGGTTCTTTGCCTTCACTTTCATTAACAATAACTTTAGTGACTTTGTGCATTTCTGTCCAAAACAATTTAAATGTTTCTGGGTCACGCAAGAATACCTGATCTCCATATTTGATCACATTACGGAACAATTTGAATAGACGTTTATTAAATTGATTAAGAGTCACCCATTGTTGTAGTTGCTCTTTGATAATTTTAACTTCGTTGTCTGTGGGAGTTTCTTTAAAATAAAGATCAAAACCTGTACCGTTTTGTGTATTAGTTTGTGTGCAAAATTCTGCAATAATGTCTAAGGCCGCATTAACTTCACTGTCCATATCCATTTGCTCATATTGATTATATCTTTCAATACGATTTGGATGACCAATATAGACTTCTGGTAATTGGCTAGCAAAATTTCTGTAACCAGGATCAATTGAAGAATTGGAGCCATTGCCCAATGGGCTCATTTGTCCGCTAGTATTTGGTGCCTTAAAGTATTTTTTCCACGACATATCTAATATTCTCTCACGTGCTATTTATTACTATATTTAACCTTCTAGTAAGTGTTGCTTAATATTCCTGATGATATATTATTGCTCTGTTTCATTGTTGAGAGAATATCATCAAGCACTTTGGTCTGCTGTGTGATCGCTGACGTTATTGTGCTACTGTCTAAACTTACAGGAATTGATTTATTTTCTGGTAATGGTACAACTGCTTCTGCACCGTGTAAGGTAGCTTGATATCCTGAAATTGGTCCTTCTGCTATTCCGCCTACTGCATATTCACCAAACATTTTATCAAAGGCCTTGGTTCCAGCCATATATCCACCGGTAGCAGTGACAGTGGAACCAACTAGTCCTAACCCACCAGTCATCGCCGCAGTTCCGGCTGTGAGTGCCGCACCACTTGCAAACCCAACTACTTCTCTAGCAATAGATTTTAACCAACTCTTTTCACCCATAGTTCCCGATTCGTAACCAGCAGGAACGTCCAAACCAGCACGTTGCATCTGTTTGCGTAGGCCTGTTATGAGTTCATCTACAACTTTACCAAAACTACCTAATTTGGGTGTTAATTCTTTTTCAAACATCAATCCTAAACGCTGTGCTTCATTTTCAATGTGTATCACAGTGTCAGTTAACCGATCTGTTGTTTTTGCCTGGCCGTCAACTGCATCATAAACTGATTTAATTCCTTCTTCATTCATTTTAAATGCTATGCTTTGCAACTCACTGTAGCCCTGTGACAGATCAGAATATGTGCCAGGTATCATTGCTGATGCAAAGGCTACACCTTGGCCTAGTTGATTAGTGCTGTTGGCAAATTTAGTAAAGAATGGACTTACTGCATCCATGCCTTGACGCATGTTGAAACTACCACTCATGATAGCATCAGCTGATGCTCTGGCCGCTTCGCCAAATCCTGAAGTAATAGAAACTAGGTCTGTAGTTGTACCACTTAGTACAGTCTGCATGATAGCACGTCGTTGACCTTCAGGCAATGGTGCTAGGAATTGTGTTACCTGTGCAAAAAGATCACTCTGTCCTGTTCTTCTGGCCTGTTCCTCAATTTTGGCACGGAAAGCATAGTTTTCTGCTTCACGTCTGGCTTGTTCTGTTCTACGTTTAGCATCTTCACCTGTAATATCAGAAATTACTCTTAGATTATTTGCGTATCTTTCTGTGGCCTGTGCAATTTGCGGATTGGTAGCAGTGGCTAATGTGCCTGTTCTACGCATGTCTGCCATGACCTGTGCTACTAGTTCTGCTTGTTCTTCGTAGCCATATCCTAATTTAAGAAGATTTTCTTGAATGCCACTGGATCTAATAACTCTACCAACGTCACCCATTCTACGTACTGCTTCGCCTACACTCAACCCTGTTTCTGCTAAAACTGACGAATTATTTTTAATAACATTAGCAAATTGATCTAGTCTTAATCCTGATGCATAGGCCGCATTACGCATACCAGTCATACCATTGGCAAATAGAGCACCCGCCGCACTAGATTGATTAAAGACTTTAACAGTTTTTTCTACTTCCTTGGCTAGAACGTCTATACCAAATTTGGCCAATTCAGCACTTTTATCTGTGACAAAGCCAAGGCCTTCTGCTAATAAACTAGCACCAGCACCTAACCATTTAAATTTACCTTTACCTAATACTGCCGCGGCAATACCCAAATCACTAATAGCACTCAGTGCCGCTTTAGTCTGCTGTTGGGTAACATCAATAGCATTACCCATCATATTTGATGCTAGTCTAACACCACTAGATCCATCTTGCAGATCTGTAACTAGAGTCTTAACACTTTTAATAGCACCATTGACTAATATCTCACCTGTGGCTTTTAAAAATGCTTTAGCTACCGCCTGTTGGTTTCTAGCAAAATATTGATTGCTTATGCGTTGACGTTCAGTTTCAAGAGTGCTCCTGTCAATATGAGTATCAAGTTGTTCTATTGCTTCATCAAGATCTTCTAATCCAGGTTTTAGATCAACTATTTTTTTATTAGCACCTTTGAGATTTTTATCAAGTTGTCCTAACTGCTTACTCACAAGGTCATGAAGACGCTGTTGCTTTTCATTAGCATCTGTGATATCTTTGATAGAGTCAACTGAGTCGTCTATCTGATCTGCGAACTTGGCAAGGGCTTCAGCCGTTCGCCTCATCTGTTCCTGGAGATTTTCTTCATCCATTTATTATATGCTCACTTTATTAGCTATAAATACTTTTACCATATACTATATTTATTGGAAAAAAACATGGAGAATTCAAATCAATCAAATCCATTGATGTCGCACTTTAGACAGCCTGCAATCTATTTAAAATTGCCATCTGAAGGTAGATATTGGGATAATGATGCTGTAAACTTGCCCGTTAATGGTGAAGTACCAGTCTATCCAATGACTACCAAAGACGAAATCATGCTCAGAACACCAGATGCTCTACTAAACGGTGCTGGAGTGGTCAGTGTGATACAAAGTTGTATACCTGCTATCCAGGACGCATGGAAAATGCCCAGCATTGACGTAGACTCTTGCTTAATTGCTATACGTATTGCTACCTATGGTAATGACATGGATGTTACTACAACTTGTCCAAATTGCAAACATGAAAATGATCATACTATTGACCTTGGACAAACTATGTCGCAGATCAACATACCAGTTTATGATGTATTTGCCATTGGCGAAGGACTAGAGGCCAAGCTCAAACCTCAAAATTATTTTGAGATCAACCGCACAAATATGATTGGCTATGAAGAACAAAGAATGATGGCTGTGTTAGATAAACAAGATCTAACTCCAGAAGATAAAGAATCAGCAATTAGAGAAATTACCAGCAAATTAGTTGATCTGAACGTGCTAAATCTTGCTAGTAGCACAGACTACATTAAAACTTCAGACGGTACTTACGTAAACAACTTTGATCATATTAAAGAGTTTTATAGTAACACTAGTAGTAAAATAATTCGCAAGGTACAGGATCATTTGGTAAAACTTGCAGAACAATCAGGACTTCCGCCTTATCCAACCAAGTGTGTAGAATGTACTACAGAATATAGTACGGAGGTTACATTCGACTACGCAAGTTTTTTCGTCAACGGCTCTTAGCACTCAGTGACGAGGAGGTTGCAAGCCTAATCAACCGACTCGAGAAAGAGGTAAGAGCCATACAAGACGAAACTATTAGGTTATGTTGGTACATGCGAGGTTCAATCAGTTATTCTGATGGTATGTTACTGTCACGATCTGAAAAAGAAATTATTGATCGTATAATTAAAGAAAATTTAGAAACTACCAAAAAAACCAGACTACCATTCTTCTAGGTCAAGGTGTGGCATAAAAGCCACATGCGATATAGTTATCCTCTTGACAAAACTCAAAAAAGATGTTATATTATAAGAGTAATATAACCTAAATATTACTTGCAGGTTAGAAGATGTAGATGATTAACCTGTTTTTAAAACTTGGGGCAAATCCCCTGGAGGAAAAAAGATGGATGTTTTAGCAAACGTTAAGAAGTGGGCAAGTGCTTTATGTGATGTAGCAGTATCGTTAATGGCTCTAGCTATTGTATTAGAGTTATTATTTGGTGGCGCAAAATCACTACCATTCTTACCTGTGACAGACGTTATTGGTTCTGTAACAGAAGTTGTTAAATCACTAGGCTCTGAAGGTTTAGTAGGCTTAGTGGCTGTTTGGGTATTATGGAATATTTGGAATAAGAAATAATATTTGACAGTTAAGAAGTTCAATTAAACAAGAAGGGCATGTCATATACATGCTCTTTTTTTATGGCATAAGTATATACATGAAAGTAATCAATTGTCATTTACCAAAAACAGCTACAATTACTACGCAAAAAATGTTTGGCAAAGAATGTGTTGTCTATGGTAAATCAACACTCAATGGAGAAATACCGGCTGGTGATGATGTTATTAGCTTTACGATCATTCGTGATCCGCTAGAAAGATTTTGTTCAGCTGTAAAGATGTTTGTTAAAAAAGATAAATGTAAATTAACACAGTCAGAGATAATTGATATTGCATTAGACAACGATTTTAGTGACAGACAACTTACACAAGGTAGAGTACCTAATAAAGTTCAATATTCTATTGCATTACACACTTTGTCAATGTTTCATCCTCACATTAATGTGTTCTATGAAAATAAAACACCTAAAGCAGATAACTTAATTGATTTTAACAATTTTGTTGCCGAATTAGAAAACTTAACTGATCGTAAGTTTAACAAAATACCACATGAAAATAAAGGTGCAGAAGTTGATATTATATTAACAGACAGTCAAATGCGATTGTTTAATCAAAAATATCATCATGATATTTTGTTCTATGAGAAGTTTTTGGAACAATGCAATTTAGTTAAGTCGTTTTAAGATGTCTAACGACATCTAACTTCTTCGTTTGCACTCGAAGTTCTTTTTTCTAATCTGAACACTTTAAACTAGAATACATTTTATATTGACTTACTCGTATCATCCAGATATAAGTCATAATTCACCTATCCGCAGGCAAATTATGACAACGCATCATCCGAGTACTGCGTCATACTAACTAAAAGAGATTGAGATCATACTCACGGAAGCGGTCACCCGGTACTCCCTACTCTAGATTCATGTGGCGGATGCTTGATAATCCCTAGTTAGCGAAATTATCTAAGCACGTAGGTTGCTTTTTCTCAGAGCCTACATCATTTGGGTTTTAAACCTAATTGATATGCCTTGTCGTCCCGTTCCCAAGTCTACTCTTGGGAGTTCCACACGTTGCCGTGATCACCTCATAGGACACAGAATACATCTGCATCAGCGACTGTTAAATGTTCTTTAAATCTTCTACTAATATGTTTTTGACGGAGCCGTTACCTAGTCTAACGTTAACGATCCCATTGTAGTTATCTTCTCTCAACAACACATGTTCTGTAATTTGAAAATACACTTCCATGTAGTTGGTTTCTCCACGTGTTTTACAGAGATAGATAATTTCTCTTGTGAATTTATCTTTGCCTAGTTGGTCTATGTCTTTAGTGAGCCTGTCTGACGATCCCCAGTAGTCCTTCCAATCTGTTTCAACTGTTGATCTACGTTTGTTCTTTTTGCCTTTTAGAGGTGGTCTCTTCTTTACTGTCCAGAAAAATTTACGACCTACATAGTCATGTCCATTTTCTGTATTTGTGATTCTATATACGAACCCATAGTTGTCATTGATATCCTCAGACTCAAAAGGTTTGCCCTGGTAAGTCCAAGGATTATCATACGACATATTCTTTCCATATTTCTTTAAGATGCTGGTTGTATAGATAGTCAGCAAATTTTTCATGCCCTTCAGAATCTATTAAATGACCAGTTGACTTAGTTGGAATATTATTCTCTTTAGCCCATTTAGGAATACTAAGATCAAATATATTCAGAATATTTTTCTTTTTTTCTAATATTTGATACATTTCAGTTCCAAAAATATAATTTAAATTTGTCATACTATTTTCGTTTGGTGCTCCAGAAAAAATAAAGTAAGGAACATTAAGATTTTCTAATGTATTAACAAACATAAAAAATCTAGAATAAAAACGAGCCCACATTGTGTTTACATCTTCTTCAACAAATTCTTCAACCTGCTTGTCAGTTAGTTGTGAGCGATCTAAATATTCTCGAGTAACTAGTCTACAGTTAGGATCTCCATTTTGAAATCTTTCTACTACATCTTTATCAGTAGATTCTGGTGCCCATAATTCTTCTCGACCAACAAAACTTAATGCTAATAACACAAAAATATTTTGTCTTTGAGTACGTTTTAATTTAATGATATCCTCAATGGTAGATCTATATAATCTGTCATTTGAAGATCCTCGTACTGCTCGGTTTATTAATGATCCGTTGAGTTTTTTATGTAAAAAAATAGGGTAAACGGAAAAATCGTCATGATGTTCTGTATAACTGTCCCCGTTTACATATAAAATCATTTACATTGAGTTCTTTTTGTCTTGAATCTCTGCTCTGCGTGCCTTGGCCAATTTACCTAGTTCACCTAATGCCTTACGGGCTCTTGCGGCCGCGGCTTTAACACCTTTGCCATCAAATACTTCTGCTTCTGCTACATAAGCATTAAATTGTTCTACGATTTGTTCATGGATTGTTGCCATTTTATTATTTCCTTATTGAAATTAAACTACTGAAAATCGTCTTTCTATCTCTCGACGATATTTTGCTTTTTCTTTGTTACGCTGTGCTTTTTCAACAGCCTCTTCTAAACGAGCCTTGCTCCAACCTTTGATACGCGGTTTTTCGTTTTTAGTAAAGTTTGGATTTGCTTTACGTTTACCTGGGTGTACTCTTGCTGGACCTGCCATTGTGTTCTCCTTGTTTCAATATTTAACACCGGTTAACGCCATGGAAAAATTTCTATATCAATAATCTAAATTACAGTATAAAGTTACTTCTTCAATGACAGTATTATTAGCAGTATTAGTTGTATAATTTATAAAATCAATGATATCCTTTGTTTGTATACCGTTACCTGTCCAGTTATCACGAGAACGTGATAATTCAGTGTCAAGCCTGTCAGGACTGATCAATGTAGTCCTAAATTTGACTTTGTTGTCCTTAAAGGCACGAGTGCATTGTTGACTAGCGTGTCTCAATGCTGACTTGGCTATCCTGTAGGTTTCCCAATCAGGCTCCGGAGCAACTATTGACTTCTCGCCAATACTGCCTATGTTAAATATCCAACCTGTTTTGTTGTGTTCACGCCATTGCTTGTATACTTCTAGCAGTAAGTTGACTTGGCCAAAGTTAGCCCAGTCTTCTTGTGGGGGACCATCAAATGCGTTGTTGATAAAGACATCATATTCCAAACTTTTCTCTGCTATTGCTTGGATGTCCTTGGTAATGTCAAAGCCTGACTGTCTACTTATGCCATCAGCAGACATTTTGTTAACAATGTCTAGGCCTAGGCCCCTATTTCCGCCTGTTACTAATATTTTCATCTAGTTTGATCCCATACTTTTGTAAATTGTTTACCACAAGTCATAGCACACTCAAAAATTCTTTCTCTACTAGTCCAACTTGTAACCAAGTCTGACCAGAAAGGATTTTTAAATATGTCTTCTATAGTATAATTGTGTATATCTAGATTGTCAAGCCCATACTGTTCTAAAAATGTTCTTACTTGATTCTTTCCGTCTACAGTGTGTCCTTTGTTAGCACCTGGCAGTGTTCCGTCCCTAAACCTAGCATCATAGAGGTTGTGATTAAAGAAGTTACAGGGCAATATAACACCTTGTGCGTTCATAGCAACTTTTTTACCGTGTAGGCTATCACAATGTATGTCCGTGGTCTTAAAGTATTGCTGTAGGTCGTTATACTGCTTCTTAAGTTGAGGTAACTTAACGACACTTTGATTGCGCCACTCCTCACTCTCTGGTGGTTCCAATGTATATTCAACCTCTCCCTGCATATTCTTAACAGGCCAATGATCTAATTCACGCTCCTCACCATGATGGAAGAAACGACCAGTCTTACGAGCAAGAAACTTAAAGAAGCCCATGTCGTTGGCAATCTGTTCTGCTTCACTGACCTGATGTTCGTTGTGTTTGAACACGATCATTTGCCACATAGCACGGCCGCCTGCATTAATAAATGCTTCTGCGTTCTCTATGACCTTGTCATAGTCTACGTTCTTGCGATATAGGTGCAGAGTATCTTTAAGACCATCCAGGCCAAAGTCTACTTGACCATAGCCATTCATTATCTCAGCCATCTCGTGCCAGTATGCAGGATTATGGGCACCACCATTGGTATGCACATACAACCACAGTGTGGGATTCTTACGACGGAAGTCTTTCAGTATGTCCAGGAACTCTGGATGCACTATGGGGTCACCATAACTGCCACAGAAGAATACCTGTCTCAGTCTACTACATAGTTTAGGTGTAAATGCACGATCAATCACATCACGTTCCAAGTGAACTAAGTCCATGTAGGGATTTAACTTGCCACCTAGATCGTTGCGAGGACACTGTGGGCAACTGGCATTACAGTATGTTGTAATCTCTAGTTGATACTCGTCTATTGTAGTGTAATCAAACATCAGGTAGATCCTTAAAGAAGTTTTTTGACTCCTCTAGTATTTCTTTATTGGTTTTAAAAATAGTTCCTTCTAGTCTAGGACCCGACTTTCTCTTTGCTATCAACCACTGTGCCGCGGGACTGGCAAAATCAAGAGCCCACGTGCCATTGTGTCCTAGATATAGATTTGGCGATATAAACACTGGTTCGTTATCTGCCCTGTGCATGTATACCGGATAAAATTTACCTTCCCACAATTCTTGTTTTAGTTCCACATGATCCATCTTAATTTCTTTGATTTCTATATGTTTATCAACAACTATGTTCCCATCCTCAACAATGTGATCATGTTTGCTCTTACCGTAGTGTATGATCTTTAACACGTGGCTACCATTGTCAATGTGGAAGTCAAAATGGAATTCTTCTTCAGCAAGACCTTCGTGGAGAACTAGATAGTCATCAATTACTATCCTTATCAACGGATCGCCCAATGTTCTCTCTACGGCAAATTTTAGATCTAAGATCAATGTATCACTCCTATCAATCTTCTTTGATACTTGTCCATCATGATCTTCATTTGATCATCACCCTTCCAGAATGTGTATCCTAGATCAACAGCATGTTCCTGTGCTTTGATCCTACGCATAATCCTTTCTTTGTAGGTCAATGATTCGTTACCTCGGGCTATCCAATGAGTGCCTTTTGGTCGCTTGCCATCTACACCAATAATGTTCAATGTCTCTGGTTTTTCATACATTTCTGTGCCTTCTTCCATAGTCAGTGTAGTTCCAAGATTAACACCGATCACAGTTCCATCGGCTACATAGCGTTGGTATTTGGTCAGCATGTCTAAAGTTTCTTGGAAATCTTCTTCTGTTTCTGTAGGAAAGCCAACTATAACTAGGAAGTATACCTGTATGTTCCACTTGCTGTATTGTTCCATGTTGTAGTCTAGATCGGCACCAGTAAACCCCTTCTTCATGTGTTCTCGCACACGATCACTGCCTGATTCTACACCAATGACCATAGTCTCTGCGCCACCTCGGCCCATTAGTTCAAAGTCCTTGGGTTTAAAATGCTTCTCAGAATACACGATGGCATGGCTACTGTAACGGAAATATCTATCAGGCAAACCATGTTTCTCGTAGTAGTCTACCAATGCCTGATTGAATATCCTGAAGTCCTTTGGACTGCCGTTGCACAGTGCATCATGGAAGAAGTAATGTCTAACATTATATTTTTCATAGTAATGTATCATTTCATCTGCCAATTGCTGTCCGGTCTTAAATCTAAATCCACCCTGCATATTGGGTATGTCACAGAACACGCATTTACGCAGACAACCTCTACTGGTCTCCATTGGTAACACACCATCCTCATAGCCACTTTGATATTTGTTGATGTCAAAGTCATCAAAGTCCATGTATGGGTGTTCCTTGACTTCACTGCGTTCTGCAAGGATGTCTGTGTCTATGCCCTGGACATCATAGTTTCCCTTGATGATCTCTGGTATGGTCGTTTCGGCTTCTCCTCTGATCCAATGATCTATTAGATTCTTTTCTTTGAGATAGTGTGCAAACGTTGGTTTGGTTGAGAAAGATCCATTCTCTTCCTTGATCAATCCCTGCCCGCCTATTATCACCTCAACAGTTGATCCATTACGTAAGCGTGTTAGAAAGTATTCGGTAAACTTCTGTGCCTGCCAGGAAAACACACTAAGGAACAGCAATCTTGGATCGAGTTCTTTGATCCTCTCGATCCATTTCTGACAGAACGAATCTAGTGCCGAGTCCTCTGATTCAGTTAAAGTTTTTGACTCAATGAATAGAAAATCATCAATTGCCGTAAAGATAGCATCATCTACAGAATCTTTAAACTCCGTGAAGAAGTCTAGGTTAAGATCTAATATCCGGCTTTGTTTGTTGTGTTGGTTAAAGATTCCTTTGATGATCGCAGGAGCGGCCGCAGGCCTAACAGGTGCTACCCTAGGTACAGATAGTATTACTGCGTCCATTATACAGTGTCCACATCAGTGTCATACATTGTAAATCCGTTTTCTTTGATTACTGTCATAATGTTATTTACACGACCTGCTAGTTCATCTCTGTGTGATACTAACCAAATTGATTTGTTATGCTCACGAGCCATTTTCTTAAGTATAGCCATAGCATTTTCAACACCACTAGCATCCATACCTGAGTCAACTAACTCGTCAATAAACAATAAATTGATTGGTTGATATAGGCTTTCCCAAACATCACGGAATGCCCAACTTAAACTTAATATAAGTCTATTACGCTCACCTCTTGATAAATTATCAAAGTCTAAATCTCTACCTAGTTCAGTAATCTCCACAGAAAGGTCATTTAAGAAAGTGACTGTATGTGGCAAACCTATCCTGTCAAGGTACTGACCTAGGCGAGCATTTAGATAACTTAGATTCTGATCAATGATACGTTTTCTAACAAAACTATCTTTATTGGTCAGAAGTTTATATAAAAAGTCTTGGTGTTCTTGTACACGTTTGTATTCGTTAATAGGTCCATAGTTAATTTCTTCTTCACTTTGCTGTTCCATTTCAGCAATTTGTTCATGATATGGATCTTCTTCTTTTTGTTTAGCAGTTAACTGTAGTTCTAGATTACCAAGACTGGATCTATGATGAATAGCATCTTCTTCCTTAGAGTAAAATGTCTTAGGACGATCACCTGGATCACCTAGTTCTTCTAAAGCACTAACTAGTTCTTGATAAGTTTCTAAATGTTTAGCATGTTCTTGTTCAGCATCTTTAAGACTTGCTTCTTTAGCGGCCAACAACTCGTCATGTTTGTCATCATGTACATCTTGTCCACAAGCATGACATTTATGTTCACGTAGACTTTCTACATCTCCAGCAAGGTTTTCAATCGCTGACTCTTCACGTTTGTAGTCACGCTCTGCCTGTTTGATTGCTTTTTCAACTTGTTCACGAGCGACCACAGTTTCATTCCACTTGGCTAAATCTTTGTGTAACTTAATCTCTTCGTCAATGTCTATCTTTTGTAATTCTTCTAGTGCAGTTTTAATTTCATTGACATCATCTTCGTGCTTCTTAATCCATAACGTCTGTCTACGTTTAATACTGTCAACTTGTTCTTTCATTTTAGCATTTGAATCTTGTACTGCTTTAATTTTATATTCTTCTTCTTTGATAGCATCACGTATACGTTTTTGTTCTTCTTTTAACGCATCTGCTTTTTCTGATAATACAGTGATACCCAATAACTGTTCAATTATGGCACGCTGATCATTAGGTTTAAGTGCTAGGAAAGGTTCTGTGTAGGTGTTAAGAGCCACAACGTGCTTGAACATTTCGTGTTTCATGTTAAGCAGTCGTTCTATTTCTGCCTGTGTTTCACGACTATCACCTTGAGCATTGTCTTCTGCTTCTTTTTCTTCTCCACCTATGTAGAATTTTAATATGTTAGGTTTACGTCCACGTTCTATTTTATAGTCAATACCGTTGTGTTGAAAATCCACAGTGACAATCATGGCCTTAGCGTTAGTTTTGTTAACTAGATTATCTCTCCTGATATTAGTTAGTGCTACACCATAAAATGCGTATGAAAGGGCGTTGATGATAGTGGTCTTACCAGTTCCGTTACGGGCGCCACTATCATCGCCTCCAAGGTCTATATTCTTGCCTAATACCAAGGTGAGGTCATCGCGATCAAACGCTACTGCTTGTGTTGAATTACCAACACTCATAAAGTTCTTAACTGTGAGGTTCTTTATTTTAAACATGTAAATGATCAATAATTAAATTACTAAGGTGCTTGTGGCCTTGTTCTAATATATGTCCACCAGGACCAACACTAAATGATGTACACAGATCTGTAATATAAAAGTCATTCCATTTATAAAACTTAGATATGTCTATTAAACTTATATAATACTGTATTTCGTTGTATTCGTCACTGATTTGTTCGTCGTTCATTGAATCAAAATTGATTAAATGTTTAACTGAACCTAAAAACAATTCTTCAGGCGCTAACCACAGAGATAAATTATTTGGCATAGTATTAATCATGAGATAGTTTTTATCTTGTAATATCAACTGTAATTGAATTATTTGCTGTAGCCAAAGTTTAAAAGAAAACAATTCATTATACCAATGCTTGTATAAAGTTGCTCCCCAATCTCGATAAAACGATTCTTTAGCATACAGCCCGCCTTCCATGCGGCTATTAAAATCAATTTCAAAATTATTTTCGCTTTTGTAAAATGTAAATCTAGAATAATCAGTCCAGGCAATCAGATATAAATCATAATCATCATGAGTATCTTTAACAGTGTGATATACAGTACGCTGGTTGGTACCCCCTGGCGTAGCACGATTCACTAGAGTTCCTCCTAGATGGTTGCTAATTAACCTTGGCCATGCACTTTCTTGCGGTGACTCCAATTCATGACCGTAGGTAAAACTACACCCATTCGCATATATTTTCAATTATAAATCCCTATAGATTGACAATAACAAATTAGGATCGTATGTGTCACTCTGTATGCTGGTCAATTGGTTAGTAACAATGGTATCAATTGATTCAAATGCCACATTACCTAACTGTATGTCATCACCTATTGTGGTTTCTTTAACAGGTATCAGTGTAAGTTCACGTAGATTGTATGTACCAACAAATGTTTCTTTAATAAACGTTGCTTCTTCATAGGTAATGTCAATATCTAAATTAACTCTACAGTGCATGTTTGATAGTAGTAAATCTTCTGGCTTTTTAAGCACATCACTTAAATTGTAAACTCTATATTTAGGTTGATCAGGCCAAGCAAAATGTTTAGCAGGCTCGCCCCACTCTAACACAGTCATGCCTCTGGCATCATCTCCAGCATCTGCATAGTTGTGTGGAAAGCAGTTACCAACATAGGTAATATTTTTATTAGTTTGACGTTTGTGGAAATGTCCACTAAACATATGATCCACACCTTTAAAATGATCTCTTGATATTTCACCTACGTCTGGCATCTGTACCATGGCATTCATATAGAAACTGGGCAATTCAAAGTGTCCAAACATATACTTGGCTTGAATCTTTTGTACTTTTTTATGATCATCACCAACTAGCCAAGGAACAAATGATACATCACCTTCTTTGTGAAAGTCATTGACTATTTCAATGTTTGGAATATGTCTAGCCCACTCTGCTGATTGAATGTCACGTTTATCTCTGTAGTACAAGTCGTGATTGCCTGGAATAAAAAACACTCTATCAAATGCTTTGCCCAGTAATTCAAGTGCCTGTAGACTGTAGTTAAGTGTAACAATGTTGATTGCCGCTCTGTTGTTATGCCAGTCACCCAGCATTAGGCATGTTTCACAGCCTTCTTCTTTGGCTTTTGAAATAAACCATTTTACAAAGTTCAAACAATCTTCGTTGTGTGTAGTTGAATTAGATTTCAGACCAAAATGGATGTCAGTCAGAATCGCCGCTTTCTTAAATAAATTTGCCATATATTATATTATACACATGTTAAGTCGTTACAGTCTACGACTTGGATTACCATTATTCGTCGTAACTTCCACCGCCACCCATACCTGAATTTTGTCTAGTATAACTAGGTGCAAAGTTGTTCATTTCTAAAATGTCATCACGAATATTTTGATTACGTTTTTCAATATTCAGCACACGAGTAAATGAATTGGTAATGGCCGCTGTGTAATAAGCAAATGGATTGTCTGATTTTGACTCATCAAACTGTAGACCAATTTGACTTAATTGTAATAGGGCTTGACTACGCATTTCATCATTGTAGGTATAGCCACGCCAGTTTGATCTAGTAGCATAACGTTCTACCAGTTTCATAAACATGTTTGCTAGTGTAGGAGTCATATGACCGTGCATAGTTGAAAACTTGCCGTTATCAACATCTCCCTTCCAATGACTTTTACCCACGATGTATGGCTCTCCATTTTCATCTACACGGTAGTGATAGAACGGAGGAAAGTTTACCTTGACATATTTTTTAGCACCTCGTGCTTTTTCTGGCTCATCATCATATTCTGTTGTGATTGATTCATCTTCTGCTTCTATTCTAGCCTTTTCATCTGCTTTGGCCTGTTTGACATCATCAATTGGAATATGTTCAAATGTCATAACACGAAATACTACATCTGTGACAGGCATTTCTTTAGTAGGAACTAAAAACTCATCTACCTTTCGCTTGACACCTTCTTTAGCAAATGCGTCTACTTGTAGTTTAGCCAAGCGTTCGCAACGTGCTTTACGTGCTTCTAATATGTTTTTCTTGTTGATTTTACTAACACTATGCAAGATCATATCATAATCACTGTCTGTTTCCTTGTCAATGTAACTGCAATAGGTCTTTTTTGACTTGTGAATTTCTTTTAATATGTCTTTGTTGTTTAGGTAATTTACTTTTCTCATTGATTTGTAGTTCCTTTTATATACTACTATTATAATACCTATAAATACATAAAACAAGAGGCAATATAAAAAATGGCTATCAACATTAATAAATCAGTACAAAATGCGGCAACTGCCTTTGGTAGTAACCAAGCACCTAAGGCATACCAGCCCGGTGGCAGTTCAGCATTTAGTTTTCTAGATCCTAGCAAACTGCGTTTAGATCTATCTGGTCTATTACCTGGCGGACTTGGTAGTCTTGGTAAAGGATTAACACAGATTGGTTTTCAGTCTAGTGGCGGATCATCAGTGGCCGCCGAAGATGATTGGAGATTACGTATCAGTCTTGCAGATAATTCACCAAACATTTTTTATAAAGATTCTGAAAACTCATTACTGTCAATGTTAGCAGAAACTAACGGTGTTATATTTCCTTATACTCCTCAAGTTACAGTTAATCACATGGCAAACTATAACACAGGACGCCTTACACATAGTAATTATCCCGCACAGTATTACCAGAGCAGTGAAGTGAGTGACATTAATATATCAGGAACATTCACAGCACAGAACGTACAAGAAGGACAGTACTTACTAGCGGCCATACACTTTTTTCGTTCTGCTACTAAAATGTTTTTTGGTGCCAATGAACGTAATTTTGGTCTAGCAGGCAATCCACCACCAATAGTATATGTTGATGGCTATGGTAGTCATTACTTACCACATGTGCCTTGTGTGATCACACAGTTTAATCACACGATGCCTGATGATGTTGACTATATTGAAGTGCCTGTGACCACAACCAGTCTAGTTGAAGTACCAGTAGAACAAGATCAAGGTAACTTTGGATCAGTTAACCTAAGTCAAGATGAAAGCCAATTTGTGCCTGCACATTTGAAAAGTAATCTTGATAGACAACCTAAAACAAAATCAGCGTTTAGTTCTGTTACTACTACCACAAGAGTACCAACAGCAACATCATTGAACGTGATACTCAAACCAATTTACAGTCGCAAAGCACTGCACGAAAAATTTGGACTCAAAGAATTCAGTCAAGGCAAATTAATTGGTCGTGACGGAGGAGGATTTCTATAATGGCTATTGAATACGCAAAAACCAGTCCGTACTATAATACAAACACACATGGATTTTTCTTAGACGTTACACAGTTTAGAAAAATTCCTAAAGATACCAGTGATGTTACATTTAAAATAAATCAGACCTATAAGCATAGACCAGATCTATTGGCCAATGACTTATATGGTGATTCAAGATTATGGTGGGTGTTTGCTCAACGTAATCCAAACACTATCAAAGATCCTGTGTTTGACTTTACTCCTGGAACAACTATTTTTATTCCTAAAAAAGACACAGTGTTTGCCGCATTGGGGTTATAATCAATGGCAACATTACCTCAAGGTGTAGTTCAAGATCCAGTAACT